CGCCACTTCCAGTTAAGGATGTGCGAACAGATTCGTCCATCGAAAATGATGTAACTAATACGCTTGTCTGCTTTTGACTTGGACAAGGTACGAAGCTGATCAGCAAGATCTCCCATGATGTCTGGCTTACCGCCCTTGAATAAGTCTTTGTCCACATCAATGGCGCGTACCCAGCCCTGCTCATCAGGATTATGATCTGACTTGCGAGCAGCGTGTCGGGTATCACCGATCCAACCATCCGATGCGCGGTCACGATCTGGGAACGAGTCATCAATCTGCTCTCTTAACTGGGAAGCAGCTTTAGAGAGTTTGTACTTCATCCAAGTAATAGCTTCGCTTCATCTTCTGTAATGCCTAATTTGTTCAAGATATCAGCTTTAGCGATTGCTGCTGCTTCTGCTTCTGCTGCTGCTGCAGCAATATCTGCTTCATACTTCAATCTCAATTCAATTTCCTGTGCAGTTTCATCGCGCTCGATGTCAGTTGTTTCGCCAGTAGTGGCATCAAAGATTCTTTCGTTAATTTTCATAATTACGCTCCGTAGACATATAGAGTGCCACCAGTAAAATTACTACCAGCACTAACATTTACACTTGTAATTGCAGCTGAAGCGGAATAAATACCCTGTCCGATTCTTTGGACATGACCATTCCCAGTCTTAGGCGATCCACCACCATTAAACCAAAAGTTCTTAATTCCTGTGCTTTTGCAACCACTAACTGACATTCCTGCACAGATTTCAGAAGTGTTGTTGTTTGAGGTTTTTCCAATAGTTATGTAGCTTGCATTTTGATTTACTTCTGCATTATATGAGTCCACGCTATAACTACTCGATGCAGTTATAGTATTGTAGTAAGATGTGTAATTTGACCCAGTATCTGCATTAAATCTAACTTGCATTTCAGATGATGCGTTTGTTATCGGTGCGTAATAAACTAAAATCAATAAATCTTCTTTGCCTGAAATACCGCTAACTGTGACAGATGATGATCCGCTAAGTGATGTACCGCCTGTATTGATGAGAGTCCATGTCTTACCACTACCGCCAGCGGGAGTTGCCCAGCTAGGGATTCCAGACGCTACTGTGAGCACTTGACCAGTTGATCCAATACCCAAGCGAGCAGGTGTTGATCCACTCGATGAGTAGATTGTGTCGCCAGTAGTAGTCATTGGGTTAGTCATGCCAGCACTATCTGCGCCCCAAATAAAGTCCATGTCTGTATTTGAGTTCTTTTTCAGAACCTGACCACTTGTGCCACCTTTAAGATCGAGCAATGAAGCATCGATTGCATCGCCTAGAGCTTCAATGGCAGTTGCGCCATCCTTGACTAGGTCTGTACTGGTTGGTACTGGCCAACCAAAATTAGGGGTTGTTGTTGCCATTAGGTTAGAGCTCCGATCGCTTTAGACCACTGTAGTGTACCATTTACGCCACTCCAGATGGTGTTAGTTGGAAGTACTGTTGCCCATGTCGGGGCTATAAGAGAAAAGTCTGTAGGTGAAACATAGATAGTCGCATCCACAAATGTTGGTGTGGCTCTGATTGAGATGCCCTCTACAAAGCCTGAGAAGTACCCTTCGAACATGTTGAAGGGTAGGTTGTTGATAACTACTGGCTCGCCAAAGAATAGGTTAATTAGGTCGTCTCTAAGGGCATCGGGCATATTAGGATTGTCAAGTCTGAAAGTAATTTGATCAAGCTGTGTTCTAGGCACTGAGCGCAGGGCTAGATCGCGCTCGATAATGTCCTCAATATCTGCCAAAAAGCGAATGTTAGAATCGAATGTTCTTTGGTAGCGACCATAGGTAGTGATAGAAGCATCGTCTGTTGCTGAGTATGTGCTGCCGTAATCATTGCCATAGCGCACAATCTCGCTGTTACGAATCTTGCCGATCTGAAGAATTGACTTAACGCTGGCAGGGGAAGCATAGTTACCATCTAACTGGGTTGAGCCATTGGCTGCTAAATAGTTACTTCTATGATCCGCATCTGCATAGGCTATGCGCCCTTGCTTGTCCTCGTATAGCGTTCCGAGAGCGCTGTCTGCTATCTGCTGAACTAAGGTCTGAGTGTTGCGATCTGCTGCACTCAGGTTATCCATCTGATACAGACCAGTATCAATCTCACCCAATCCCACATTCTCAGCATTCCCCCATGTAGTAGTCGGATCGTAATTGACCCATTGCAGGGCAGGTGCTACTTCGATCCATTCATTGACTAGCAGTTCCTCTAAGATAATAGCGATCTGCTCGCCATCTAGATTGTGTGCCACAGAATCTGTGTAAATGGCTTTAGGCAGTTTAGCCAGAGCACCGACTGCAAGGATAGACCCTAGAGTTACATAGCCTATTTCTTCTGGACTTCTAACCGAGGTTGAGAAGTCTGAGACTGTGCCACCGAATACAGGCACATAAGTGCCACCGCTATCTTTAAGCTCTAAAGTCAGTGAATCTGTAACATCAATGTCAAAGAGGGCATTGGTCGAGTTGATGATGTCCATGCGGGCATAACCTGCTTGACATTGGCGATCAATATCGATTCGACCTGTAGTAACACTTACCCCAGTTACATTGGTGTAGACAGTCGTACCGACTGTTATGCGCCATTCTGGAAGCCATGTCATAAGGTCAGAAGTCCTGTAGAGCTAGTGCCTCGCTGATATGACTGACGGATCACATCTTCTACAGCTCTAGCGATAGCCTCTGGATCACCGACTCCAGTATTGACTGTGATGTTTACATCTCTTGAACCCACAGCCCCAGAGCTAAAAGTCGATCCACCTTCTGCCATGCGGAATGATCCAGCATTGAATGGATTGATTGCACCACCTGCATACATATTGGTCAGAGCATTAAAAGCACCGACATCCTCAATCTTCTGGAAACTGTTAGCAATTCCATCTGTAAGAATAGTGAATTCTTTAAGGTTAGATCCAATGCCTGTGAGCACCTCTGCTATTGCAGTCGGGCTTGAAATTGCAGAAGGTGTTGAAACGGCAGATGGCACGGAAGTATTGCCTTGAGTAGGGGTGAGAGTTTTAGTCCCTTGCAGCTTAAGCAATTCCATCATCTTGGCGATTGCAGCATCTAGATTAGCTAAGTTGATTAGATCAACAGGCTTAAGGCTTTCAAGAATAGACTTGATATCTGATAGTTTTATACTCTGACCAGTTAGAGCACCAAGAACCTTTAGATCTGCGTTAAGTTTATTTGTTGCAGCAACAATGGCTGCTTCATCCTTAGTAGCAATAGCATCCTCTAGAGCAAGGATCGACTGCTTAACATTAAGACGAGCAGTATCGTTAGCAATTTGTAAAGCCTGCGCTGCGCTAGTTGCCTTGCCTAGTTGCTCAGCCTGGTTAGTAAGAGCTGCTGCAATCTGGATCTTGTCCATATCAAAAACATCTGCACCCTTGCCAAGTGCAAGGTTAGCCTTGTCAATAACACCTTGGAGCTTCTTTGCTGTGTTTTGCTTGTTGAGCAGAGCGAGTCTTTCTTTCTCACGCTTGAGTGCATCTTTTTCAAGTTTAGCCATCAATTCTTCTTGTTTTCTTTGAGTCAGCGTGAGTTTGACTTCTTCCTGTTTTTGAGGAATAACAACATTTCTGCCAAGTTGAGCACCCGCAAAACCTTGAAAGATGTTTCTTGGTAGGTTTTTTAGATTCTGGATTAAAGTTGGAATAACTCCAATAGTGCGACCTGCTTGTCGCGAAACATTAGCAAGAGCTGTCGCTATTCCTTCAATCACATACGCAGCATCATTGGCATCTGTACCGCCACCGACAAGAGCGAAAGCATCGACTAACCCACCGCCAATGATTTCTGCTGCGTTAGAGGAAGCAACGCTTAAAACATCAAACTTGTAAGCAGTTGTGCCGAGATAATCCTCAGCTGCACCTGCTGAACGCTTTAAGATTACACCGAGAATCTCATTAAAAGACTTAGACTGAAGTTCTGCTCTAGTGAGACCTGTGTTGTACTTCTGAAGTCCTCTAGTGATTCCAACATAGCCTTTACCAAGATCCTCAGTAACAGTAGCCAGATCCACGCCTGATGCGCGACTAATCGTAATTGCATCATTGAGAAGTTTTTGAGATTGGGTCAATGATCCAGTCGTAGTTAATAAACCTTGAAACGCTGGACGAAGAATATCGTCTGCAATAGCTGCTGACTTTTCTAAATTGGCAATGTAATCTGCAATTTGAGGATTAGCAAAACCAATGCCTAAGTTTTCTACGGCGGTTGTTAATCGTCTCGCTGCTGCTTCATCTTCTGCAAAGGCTTTCACTGAAGCTTTGCCATAAGCGATGATTGCAGAAGTACCATAAGCCAGACCTACTGCCCCTGCTAACTTTTTAACATTGCTAGTAAGTTTCTGGGTTGCTGTGTCTGCTTGCTTAAATGCTTTTTTGCCAGTGAACTCGGCGGCTATGTCAATCTTTACATCGGCTGCCATTATCGACTCCCTACTGACATTCCGCTGCCACTACCTTTAGCGACAACTTTCTCAAAATTAGTTTTAGAATTTTCTATTGCTTTAATTACTGCTGCTGTGGTTCTGCCTTGATCTTCTGCAAAAGCTCTAAAGATTGCTCGACCCTTCATCTTTTGACTAGAACGACCAACCGCGCCTTCTTTACGGACATAGGCGTTAGTAATCTGACCACCTAATGCATCGATAAATTGTTGTCCAGCGTAAGGGTTATTGCTTTTGCCGTAGCCTTTACCAGTGCTAGTCATGTAGCGTTCTTCGCCTACACCTGTATCGAGTCTGCGTGTAGGAATGACTACTTCACGCATCTTGGCTTGCGGTCTGCCCTGTGGATTCTTACGACCAGCAGTTTCATAAATTGCACCTGAAACAGAAGCGTTCTGAATTCTTACTAATGATCTGAAACCAGAACGATTTGGCTTAGAAGGAGTGGTTTTATAACCAATGCCACGCTTTGCATCAGCTGATGACCAAACTCGATTAGACCAAGAACCCTTTTGATTACTATCAGCCCAACCGCTTAGCGGAGCAGTTGAAGGAATGAAACCTCTAGCTTTAGCAGTTATTGGCTTTAGAATTTTACCTAATTCTTTTTGAGTTTCTTTTGCTAAATCTGGAGTGAACTCTCGAAGAGCTTTACGAAGTTCAACGCCGCCCTTTACGCTTGCTGGCATCGCTGGACTCCTTTGCTTCATCTTTGAGACCTTGAACTAGAGCATCTAGCATGGTCTTATCTAATTCTAATAAGTGCTGTGGCGCAATCCCCAACCTAATGCTTAGCCTAGCGATTAGATAGGTGAATGGAAGATCGCGCTTTAAGCTAAAGGGTCTGAGTCCTCGACAGACACCGACTTAAGTGTCTCGATAAACTCAATCCCAAAAGGCTTAACAGTTTCACCTGACCTGCGTGTTATTTCCCATGCTAACCAATAGACATCGCTTTGCTTTTCTTCATCGCGGAACGCCTTATGGAAGCCCTTTTTAGCGTACTGCTCGAATGAGTACTCCACTGCTGGAGTGATCTCGCCTTCCAATACGCTTCCATCTGTACGAACTATCTTTAGTTTTGCCATGAGTTTGCCCCTTTATAGTTTGTTTAGAATGTGCCTGTTGTGGCGACTGCAACTGTTGAGTTAGCAGTAAATGTGATTGACTGTGTGCCAATGTCACCAACAGCAC